CGTTTTGAAACAAATATTCATGCTACACTAACTAATGTTACTTCGGTAACTTGTATCTTTGGCTAATGAGAAAAAGAGACAAGCAACCACCGAAAACTAAAAAGTATTTCCGCTCTACCAAAAGTGGGGCGGGAATGACTTCAGCAGGTGTCGCTCGTTACAGACGAGAGAACCCTGGTTCAAAATTATCGACAGCAGTTACAGAGAAAAGTCCTACTGGTAAAAGAGCATCAAGAAGAAAATCTTATTGTGCTCGTTCTGCTGGTCAAATGAAAAAATTTCCTAAAGCTGCAAAGGACCCTAATTCAAGATTAAGACAAGCGAGAAAAAGATGGAGATGCTAGATAATTGTATAGCATGCGGTTGTGATCCGTGTATATGCGACGATGGTTGTGATAGCTGTGGTGCGTAATGAAAACAATCGAAGACAGATTAAAATGTTTCGGTCGACGATTATATGAAGCTGCAATTCCTTGTGCGGTTTTAATGGTTCAAGGAAAGGTGTTGGCGTTAACACCTAAACATATTTTAATAGCGCTAAAGACGGGTGTAGTGACTGGAGCTCTTGCTACATTATTAACTTTTATACCTTTTTTAAGGAAGTATTATAACAATGAGATTATTCTATCTTTTATTATTTTTGCCTGTACATCATGTGCTGATATACTCACTCATCCTACTCATTTTGGATGGGCAACTGCTGAGGCATTAGCGACAGGATTAGGAGCAGTCATGATTTATTTAGGAGTCAATAAAATTGCAAGTAAGTAGCGAAACAACTATTGGAATGCCTATTAGAAATTTAGTGGCAATTATAGCATCGGTTGGCATGGGTGTTTACGCTTATTTTGGAATCATGGAAACTACCAATCAACATTCAACAAGATTAGAATTAATGGAAAAAGATGTTGAATTAAATACAGAGTTTAGAATCAAATGGCCAAGAGGGTTGATGGGAAATCTACCTGCGGACGATGAGCAATATATGTTGTTAGAATTCTTAGCTGGACAAGTAGAAAAGCATCAAGGTATTTTAGATGAAAATTTACACTCCAAAGTCATGATTGAGCATTTAGAAGAGATGATAGATCAGCTTACAAAAGATGTGGAAAAACTAAAAGATGCTACTCGAGATATTAAATTTGCTAATGGGAATGGTCACTGATGTGGAAATTAGTTATAGCATTGTGCTTATTCGGTTCTAACGGAGAACTATTAGAACATACTTATAAAACATCTATCAGTGAATGTTTAAAATCTAAAAGAATTATGGAACGCAATATGAGTCAAGGCGTTATTATTACTTGTGGAGAAGTTGAGGCTCAGATTGAAGAAGTTCAAGGACAAACCTTCATAAGAAGTATTCGCAAAAAAGGAAATTCATGATAGGTTAAAGTATGAAATTAGATCTGAAAACAATCCTTCCTTATTTAGTATTATTTGGAACATTAGCCATGACATGGGGAATGTGGTCAGAAAGATTAAATGCAGTTGAAAAGAAAGCAGATTCTGTTTCACAAATGCAACAAGATATTGCTATTATCAAAGATAGATTATTAATGCTTGATGATAGAACTCAATGGATAGAAGAGTTCCTAATCAAGACTATGGATTATTAATGGAAGACGATGTTGTATTTGAACCCGATTTTGAGATTGGTACAATTCATTAATGAAACAATGTCAGCTATGCGGTTGTTCTTGTCATTGTGGAACATCATGTATGTGCGAATGTGCAAGGTGTGTTCATGACGATCAGCCGGAGCCAAATGAGACAACAGATAACGAAACCAGGAGTGAAACGTAATGGGAAAACTATGCGCAAAAGGAAAAGCGGCAGCAAAAAGAAAATTCGACGTCTACCCTAGTGCTTATGCAAATATGTACGCTAGTGCAGTTTGCTCAGGTAAAGTAAAGCCAAAAGCAAAAGGTGGATCTGTTAATAAAGTTTCTCAACAAAGAAAAAAAGTATCTAACTACAATCAAGGCGGTATCGCTAAAGGTTGTGGTGGTGTGATGTCAAATAGAAGAAAGGTCACAAAGAAACTATAATGGCTCAAGGAGGTCTGAGAAAATGGGTGAAAGAAAAATGGGTAGACATAGGAGCTCCCAAGAAAGATGGCAAGTATCAACCTTGCGGGAGAAAGTCAGCGAAAGGATCAAAAAGGAAGTACCCAAAATGTGTGCCACTTGCAAAAGCCACACGGATGAGCGCTTCGCAAAAGGCTTCTGCTGTTCGCAGAAAAAGAGCCGCTGGTAATCCTGGGGGTAAGCCCACAATGGTGAAAACATTTGTCTCGAAGAAAAAAAGCTGAGGAGATAAAGAAAGACGTTATCAATTGGTCTAAGACTGTCTTAGAACCAATGAACAAACACATCGGTTTTCCCGCCTGTCCTTTTGCAGCTAAATGGAGAAAAGATAACAAAGTACGAATTGAAGTTCGTATGGATAAATCTAAATACGAAAAACAATTAACCGATGTCATTAAATCTTGGAATAAGAAACAACATGATATTATTATTTACTGTGATCCCTTTTTTGAGCAATACACTCCAGAACAATTTCAAGATAAGATAGATTTTTACAATAAGACCTATAATAGACGAGATGTTTATTTTATGGGCTTTCATCCAGAAACTCCTGCTGATCCCGATAGTGAAGCTTTTCTTTGTGATCCTACAGAAGAACCCGTTGAACACTCTGGTTTAGAGTATTCGATGATGCTCATACAGAAGTTTAAACAGCTTTACGAAGCAAGTTGCAAACTCCATAAGATAGGCTATTATGAGAAATGGCCGAAGGAATACTACGAGGAAGTCGTAGCTGAACGCCAACGTACGTACGAACAATTAAATAAAAAGAGGTAACTATCATGATGGGTAAAAAGAAACAAGTCATCAAAAAACGAGGCGGAGGCATGGCAAAGAAAAAGCAAGTCATGAAGAAGCGTGGTGGCGGAATGATGAAAAAAGCTTCTGGTGGTATGGTTTCACCAAGAAAAGCTATGGCAATGGGAAAGTAATTTAGTATGGCTACTTCAGGAACAACAGATTTTAATCTAGATATTGACGAGATTATCGAAGAGTCTTTTGAGCGAATTGGTAAGCAAGTCAGAACAGGTTATGATTTAAAATCAGCTAGAAGAAGTTTGAATTTGTTATTGTCCGAATGGGGCAACAGAGGAGTTCATCTTTGGAAAGTTGTTAATCATACACAAAACCTAGTAGCCAATACTACAACCTACACTGCTCCTGCAAATACAAGTGATGTGTTAGAGGCAGTATTTAGAAATGGTAGCACGGATACTACCATGACAAAAGTTTCAAGATCAGAGTATCAAGCGATACCAAACAAAAGTTCTACAGGTATTCCAACACAATATTATGTGAGAAGAAATTTATCGAATGTAGAAATCAATTTGTATCTCACACCAAACACAACAGATACTCAAATTAATTATTATTACTTAGCTAGAATTGAAGATGCAGGAGCTTATACAAATACTCCCGATGCACCGTATAGATTTTTACCTTGTATGACCTCTGGTTTGGCTTTTTATCTAGCACAAAAACATAGTCCTGGAAGAGTACAAGAAATGAAAATGTATTACGAAGATGAATTACAAAGAGCATTGACCGAGGACGGTCAGCGAACTTCCGTGCACCTTGTACCACAAAACTATTTTAGGAGTTAGTTATGGCTTTTGCTACAGGTAAATATTCACAAGCCATTTGTGATCGATGTGGCTATCAATACCCTTACCTAGATTTAAAAAAAGAATGGAACGGATTATTTGTTTGTTCTGAATGTTTTGAACCAAAGCATCCTCAACTAGATCCTCCTTATTCAAGACCCGATCCCGAAGCATTACAAAATCCTAGACCCGATAGAGAGGAACCTATTGTTGTTCAAGTAGGAAATCCTAATCAAAGTTTATTTTCTAGTAACGGTATGCAACCATCAGAGGTAAATGGTGACTTGATTGTAAAGAGTAGAGTTGGTACAGTGACAATCGTAATATCATGAACTATAGCGAATTATTAACAAATGTAAGAAACTACACAGAGGTAACTTCTGATGTATTAACTAATGCAGTTATCAATGTATTTATTACAAATGTAGAAAATAAAGTAGCAAGAGAGGTTGATACTGATGATCAGAGAAGATATGCAACGACTACTTGCACCGCTAATAATGCTTTTTTAGATATCTCTGGGCCTCCTAGTGGATTTCGTTTTGCAAGAGGATTACAAGTAATTGATGCTAATAATAATATTACTTGGATGGAGCAAAGAGATACGACATTTATCGATGAATATTCTGTAACTCGAAGCAATGCAGGCAGCTCTACAAATGGTCAACCTAAATATTGGGCTAACTGGGATGCTACTAATTTGATTTTAGCGCCTACTCCCGATCAAGTTTATACAATTGAAATGTGGTATGATGAAACTCCAGAGCATATAGACACGAGCAATGCTAGTGCTACCACTTTCTTATCTAACAATGCCCCCGAGGTTCTTTTGTATGGAGTTCTTGGCGAAAGTTTTTCCTACTTGAAAAATACACAAGATATGCAATTATACGAACAGAAGTTCCAACAAGCTCTTCAGCTTTATGCTAATGAGCAAATGGGACGTAAACGTAGGGACGAGTATTCCGATGGTGTATTACGACTCCCTCTAAGATCAGTAGACCCGGGAGGTAGTTAAAAATGGCAATTAACCAAGCAGTTTGTGCAACATTCAAACAGCAGTTGTTAGATGGCGATCATGATATATCCAGCGATACAGTCAATCTCGCTCTCTATTCAAGTTCTGCAACTTTGGATGCAAACACATCAGCCTATGCAGCAACTAACGAAGTTGGTGACTCAGGCTCATACGCAGCAGGCGGTGCAACACTACAGAATGCAAACGTCAGCTTAACCAAAACTAACGCAACAGCATCTACAGCTTTTGTAGACTTTGATGATTTATCATTTACAAGTGCAACAATCTCAG